GATTTACAAGCGTTATATGATAATGGATGGGACGCCTCTTTTGTCTATAAAGGGCAAGATTGTGCTATCTTACCTAATTCTACAACAGATATACAGGTCTCTATAGGTTCTAAAACGTATGTAGTGACCTCTCTTGATGACTTAGTAAATTTAGATATTGACGGCCAAAAACTGTCAGATGTCATGTCTAAAACAGATGTACAATACTATTAGTGCTTAGAACAATCTAGGCGCTTTTTTAATACAATAAACTATAAACCTATGGAAGTCCATCAGGTTTTTTATTTTGCCCTATGGCATGGCGTAAAACTGTCTTAATTTGTCCATGTGACGTAAAAAGGAGGATTAAGACATGAGTCTTAAACGTGAAATGTTAGTTGAAGCAGGTATCGAAGATAAGGCAGTGATTGACAATATCATGCAAGCGTACGGTGCAGGGATTGAGAACGCAAAATCACAGGCTAAATCTGAGCTACAAGCTGAAAACGAAACATTAAAGCAACAACTTGAGCAACAGACTCAAGCTATCCAAGACTTACAAGCCAAAGAGGGTGCTAGTGAGGAGAGCAAGCAACAGCTTGAACAACTCAAGGCACAATTTGAGCAGTATAAGCTAGATAGTGAGGCAAACCTTGCTCAGGTAAACAAAACCAATGCTATTGCACTTGCTTTGAAAGATGTAGGAGCATATAACTCTGATGATTTGATGAAATTCATTGACCTAGACAGTATTGAGCTAGGAGAAGATGGCAAGCCTCAGCTTGAGGACACAATCAACTCACTCAGAGAGTCAAGCCCTTACCTTTTCCAAACGGTACAAGAGCAACCTAATCCTAATATCTCTGTCCCAGGCAATCCATCAGCAAGTAATGCAGATGACGGTTTGAGTGCAGAGGACAAAGCCCTTTTTGCAGGCTTTGACAGCGTATAATACTAAAAAGAAAAGAGGAAAAACATAAATGGCAGTAAACTACGCAGAAAAATTCAGTCAGAAAGTAGATGAGCGTTTTGCAAGAGAGGCTCTTACTAATAACATCATCAATCAGGATTATGATTTCATTGACGCTGAGACAGTTAAGGTCTACACAGTAGAAACATCAGCAATGAATGACTACAAGACCACTGGTCAAAATCGCTACGGTACAGCTGATGAGCTTGGAAACAGCGTTCAAACTATGACGCTCTCTCAAGACCGCTCATTCACATTCACGATTGACAATAAATCATTGCAAGGAACAAATGGAGCTATGGCAGAGGGCAAAGCTCTAGCTCGTCAAATTTCAGAGGTTATCATCCCTGAGATTGATAAGTACCGTCTTTCAAAAGCTGTAGCAGGTGCTGAGACTACTCATGTCGGTACAGGTGCAGTGACTAAGACTAACGCTTATGAGCTTGTACTTGAGGGGCAATCTAAACTTGATGACGCTCTTGTCCCATCAGCTGGCCGTGTCTTGCATGTATCGCCTAAATTCTACAAGTTGATTAAACTTGATGACACTTTTGTCAAAAACTCTGACCTTGGTCAAGAAATCACTATCAAGGGTCAAGTAGGTATGATTGATGGTGTTCCAGTAGTGTTGACACCTACTACTTACCTACCTACAGGTGTTGAGTTTGTCATCGCTCACTCAGCAGCCATCACATCTCCAGTTAAGTTGCAAGACTACAAAATCCACGATAACCCACCAGGTATCAATGGTAAACTGGTTGAGGGGCGTATCCGCTATGACGCTTTCGTCTTGGACGCTAAGAAGAAAGCTATTTATGTTCACAAAACAGCCTAAGGAGGTAGCTAATGGCTAAAGATAATACAACAGAGGAAGTAGTAGAGGCTGTTAAAGAGGTCACTCTGACTAAGGATGAGCTTGAGTACACTCTCACTGACCCTGTAATGATTTCAGCCTTTGAAAAATCAGGCTTTGAGGTAAAGGAGTAGCTAAATGAGTAAATTTAAAGCTACAGCCAATGTGGTCTTTAATATCAATGGCTATGAGAGAGCCTTTGATAAGGACACAGAGTACATCATGGATAAGGATGTAGTCACTGAGCTCAATGCTAAAGGTGTTATCACACACCCTGAGCTTAGTCCATTCTTTGTACCAGTTGAAATTGAAGAAGAAATTGAGGCGGATGATTAAGACCGCCTCTTAAAATGGAGGAGGTGGTCATCATCGCTTATTTAACTAAAGATGAGTATAATGAGTTAGGTTTTGATGAGGTCTGTGACTTTGAAAATGTTTTGATGAGAGCTGAGGTAGCTATCAATCTCTTTCTTAATGGATTTTATGACACTAAGGATTTTGAGACTGATTTTGAGCCTAGAAAGAAAGCTGTCAAACTTGCTACAGCTTACCAAGTGGCTTATTTAGACGCTAGTGGTATCACTACAGCTGAGGATAAGCAAGCAGTTTCTACTGTGATACTTGGTAGGACTCATGTGAGCTATCAGAGCACCTCTAAGCAATCGTTTGAGAGTGCTAGGTATAATCTATCACTTGACGCCTTGAACGTGCTCAAAGGAGCTGGTTTTGGGTTCAGGGGGGTAGGTTATGATAGATAAACGGCTATTAGTTGACGCTGTGACTATTCAAAAAGCTACAGGTGAAAAAGACGGATGGGGAAAAGTAATATTAGAGAGCCCAGTGACCCTCAAACCTGTTAGATTTGATAGACAGTATCAAGTGCAAGGCACAAAAAACAACCGTACAGAGTCTAAACCTAGCATATTATTTGTGTATCCTAAACATTGTCCAGTCACTTTAGATGATACTTTCATCAATGCCGTCATCAAAGATGGTCAGCGTGAGTACAGAGTAACCTCAGTCACACCTGTCAGTTATCCACATAACAGCAAAGTATTTTGTTACGAGGTGGAGTGTATCTGATGGGGACTAGCGTATCTGTAAAAGTTGACCTAAAAGGCATAGAGAGGAAAGTATCCCCACAGGCACTAGCCAAGGGCAAGTTAGCTATTGCTAATCAAATGTTGACTGACTTTACACCATTTATCCCACGAAAGAGTGGAGACCTAAGCGGTAGCGGTCAGGCTACTAAGGATGGGGTGCGATACCCTGGCCCTTATGCAAGAGCTCAGTTTTATGGCTCCAGTTATAACAAAGCTAGGACATTTGTATTTTCAAAATATACCACACCAGGAACTGGTAAGCGCTGGGACTTAAAAGCTGAGGCTCTACATGCTAGTGAGTGGGCTAAAGTCGGATTGGATGCAATGGGAGTAAAAACATGAATAATAACGATTTTTCAGAGGTCTTGAGAGATTTCATCAATACACTAAACCTATCTCTGATTTGTAGACTTGACTATTTGTCAGAGAAAGAGGATTTAGTCCTATATCCTTTGCCAGGTGGGAGGATTTTAAAAGAGTACATGAACGGCAAGCAAGACATCAGTCTTGTCTTTGAGGTGGCTATCAAGACTCTTGACCATCAAAAGACAAGCTCTATCCTGTGGGCTATCAATCATGCTCTTGCTAATTTTAACCTAGAACTACCTAGCAAAAACAACTCATATCAATTCAGAGGCCTTGAAGTATCTCAGCCATTTCTTAATGACAGAGATGAGCAAGGCTTTTATATTTACATGTTGGATGTTACAGCACAATTAGAAACAAACGGAGGGAATTAAATGCCAAAAATGAAGAACGCCAAGCGCAAACACTATATCGCGCCTTGGTCATCAACAGAACCAGCTACTGAGCCAGGGACAGACGCTTGGAAATGGCTTGCAGATGGAGTGACAACCGCTGAGGTTGAAAACGATGAGGAAACAGATGACATTGCTTACTACAATGGTGATGGCACTAAGAAAACTGTGGTAACATCTGTCAAGAAAGGCTACAGCTTTGAGGGAGACTACATCAAAGAGGATGAGGCTCAGGCTATTATTGCAGCTATGGAATTTAAGACAGGCGATGAACGTAATGTGTGGTTCAAAGTAGTAGAGTCTGATGGTAAGACTCAATATGTCGGAGTAGCTACAGCCTCAGGTATCAAAATTGGGGGCGGAGAGGCCTCTGAGTATGAGAGCTTTGAGGTAACTATCAGCTGGAATACAGCACCTAAGCAGTCCGCTGTAGTCGGATAATGTGAAGTGAGGGGAGTGTCAACCGCTCCCCTTTTTATTTTTGTTTAAAAAATTAGTAGGAGAAATCAAAAATGGTAGTAATCAAAAAACGTGACAATGTCATCCCTGTAGATTTTGGAGAGTTCAAGCTTGAATTTGTGGCCAATGACGAAAACATCCACAAAATGGAAAAAGTAGGCAAAAAACTCAAAAAAGATGGCGAAAAACTAGCCAAGACAGAGGATGATAAGGCATTTGATACTCTCAAGGGTCTTGTAAAAGACTCATGGTCAGAGTTATTTGATAAAGAGGCGTTTGACAAGGTCTACTCATTCTCTAATGAGTCTACAGTGGACACAATGGCCTACTTACTTGAGGCTATCACTGGAGTAATCTCAGAATGGGAGAAACGTAACAATACAGACGCTCTCAAGAAATATCTAGGAGACTAATATGCTAGATTTATCAAGGAAATTGACTGATGAGTTAGTCCTTGATGAGGATGTGTACCCCATGAATATCTCATTCAATAGAGTCTTGAAAGTCATTGAGCTTATTAATGATGACGATGTTGAGGAAATCTATAAGCCTTATCTTGCTATACAGATATTTACTGATGTAGATTTCACACAGGCACTAACACCTGAGCAAGCCACGGCAATCTTTAAGATGATATTTGAGGAACACATCAGGGTCATACCAGCCAAAGACACGGCACCAGTGCTAGACCTAGCAGGCAATCCTATCAAGAGCAAAATTCGCTCTAAGAGTCAATCAGAGAGTACTGAAAGGCTCTTTAGTCTAAAGTATGACGCTGAGTATATTTACTCATCGTTTTTTCAAGCTTACGGCATTGACCTCATAGACGCTCAAAACAGCCTACACTGGAAGAAATTCAACGCCCTCCTTAATGGGCTCCCTAGTGATACAAAATTCTCTGAGGTGCTCAAAATCCGCTCTTATAAACCTCAAAAAGGGGACAGTAAGCAGTACAAGGAAAGTATGAGGAAGTTAAAAAAAGAGTATGCCCTGCCTAAAGATTTTGACTACTAACAGAAAGGAGGTACACAATGGCAGATGGTTCAGTAACCATCAAGGTTGACATGGATGGCTCTAATGCTCAATCAGGTATTAGTAAGCTAAAATCTATGTTTGGCAGCCTTGAGAGTACAGGGCAAAAAGTAGGCTCTGTATTTAAGTCTGTGCTGGGAGCTAATTTGATTGGTTCAGCCTTATCAAGTGGGGTAGGTGCAATCACTGGGGGTATCCGTGAGATGGCCTCAGAGCTCAACAGCTCACAGAAAGCCTGGAAAACATTTGAGGGGAACCTCCAAGCCTTTGGGCGCTCATCTGAGGAAATCAAGGCAGCTAA